TACAGCAGCGTCATCGACCCGACCTGATCTGGCGCTTGCCCCTGATTGCCCTCCAGCAGCGACGGGATGCTCGACTCATCTTCGGCAAACCTTAGTGCGCGCTCGATGATCGCCTGAATCTCGGCCTGACGCGTGTCGAACTGGTACGTCTTGAACGCGTGCCCGACGTCGACAACTCCGTCCTTCGAGAACCAGATCTTGGATCCTGTGAGCGCCCAAGACTTGTCAGCAGGTTCGATCAACTTGCGGTTGATGACGATCTGCCCACCTGCTGACAGTGCAGCGTTGTCCATCATCATTCGCCACCCGGCAGTCACGACCTTCGACGGGTTCCGCAGGATGTATGGGATGCCGACGCCGAACATCTGGCCTTCGATCCGCTCGTACTGCGCCACCGAGTAAGGAAGCTCACCGGAGTCGAGAGGATTCAGGTACGCCTTGATCGGTCGCCCGTTGCAGATAAACACGCACCCGCTTACGGCATCCTGACGCTCCTCGTCGCTCTCGCACTCGCACCCTTCGACGCCTGCAGCCTCGAGGTCGCCACGAGTGAATTCACCGTGCACGATGTACACGTCGAAGACCGCGTCATCTGGCGTCACATACTCGCCCGGCACGATGCGGTCGATTCCTGCCCTGCGGCCCCTGCCAGCCTTGGAAGCCTTCGGCCCCTCGTTCAGGCATTCGTTGATCTGACTGGTGATGTATCCCTGCTGCCCACGCAACTCGCGGAGAGTCTTCGCGTTGAACTCCTCGACTTCCACGACGTACCGTGCTTTCTCGATGTCGCCACCTGCAGCAGGATCTGGATAGAAATTCCACGGGCTCACGCGTACAACCGCTGGCGCGTACTTTTCCTCGATCTGCAGCATCCAACCGTCCGGAAGCTTCGTCCACTTCTTGCCTACGTAACGCTTCACGAATGGGCCACGCAGGATCATCGTCCCGAGGACGCAGAAATCCCAGATGCCCTTGCGGAACTCTGCGTTGTAGTTGCACTCGACAAGCTGGTCCTCGATCTCCCGCTCCATCCGCTTCGCACGCTCCGCCGCCTCCTCGATGGCCTGCTTCGCAGCGTCGGCGGCAGTCAGTTCGGTGCCGTCGGGCTTCATGATCGGCTGGCCACCGACGGTCAGCACCGTCCCGTGCCCCCTTGTCAGATCTGACGAAAGATCCGGGTTCGGAGTCGGCCTGATCGCGAAGTTCTTGTCATCCGTCGGAAGCATCATCTCCGAGATGCGAGAGATCGCCGCATTCGTCTTTGGCCGCGTGATGTTGACCGAGATCCTGCTGCGCGTCTGCCTGTCGCCAGATACGACCGCATCGGTCACACCCTCCTGCGCCATCTGCGTCATCGACCTGTACGAGTGCTGCGAGATCTCTGACCCGTAGTACTGCCGCAGGTCTTCGATCCACCGCGACTCGATGCCGCTTGCGTCGCGCGCACTGATGGCTTCGTCGATCATTTTCTGGACCGCGACGCCGAACGCCTCGAGGCGGTCGAGGATCTCGTCTTCACTCGGCGGATAGTTTTCCGTTTGCATCAGTAGCCAACAACCTCATCGAACGGTCTGAATGCGGCAACAACTGGGCCGCTCTTTTCTTTCCTCCGCACCGGCTCCGCGAACGTCAGCGCAAGCGCGTCTGCGATGTCTGGGGATTTCTCATCGCGCTTCTTCATGCTTTCTTTCGACTCGATCCTCAGGCGACCAGAACTGTCGTACGTGTACCCGGGAGCAGTCAGGTCTGCGAGGATTTCGTCCGACTGCGGCAGCGAGCACGGGAACTCCTCGAGCCACCGCTTCATCTCGCCCCACATCTCGGCGCGGCGGTTGACGTACTTGTCGCTATCGATCGCAGTCTCCGCAGCGTTCACCGCGAAGACAACGTTCTTGGACTCATCATCTTGTGCGCCGTACCCGAGTTCGCACAACCTGTCGTACACGCCCGACCCGATGCCGATCACGTCGATAAAGACGGCGTCAGGATTGTGCGCCTCGATAAAGCGGGCCACGATGCCAGCGACCTCCATCGTGCCCCGCTTCGCGTACGTCTTGACTGCCCTGACCTTGCGGCCCTGACGGACCACGATCGCAGTCCGGTCGTCGCCGTACCTCGCAGGGTCGACTCCGACCACCATCGGGCCCGAAGGCACAACGGATTGCATCGCCTGCGCACGCACGACAAGGCTGCCCGGAATGAACGAATCTCGAGCATCCGAGACGAACGCTTCCTGCCAGTTGCACGGATACTCCGCATGAAACCGGTTGACGTCGCCGTCGAAATCGTTGGCGATTTTCCACCGCCTCCAGACCAAGTGCTCGTCAGTGAGCCCCTTGTCTCCGTACACCTCGACAAGCTGGTCTTCTTCTGGCGTCCGCGCCCAACCGTCCGGCACAGGCAGCGTGTACTCCGTCTGCCAGAACCACGGGATAAAGATCGGCAGATAGTCGCTCGACCCGTTGATCGCCGCCTTCCAACGGCGGTAGAAATCGTTATTGACCCCGTTGGCCGTCGACTCGACGATCACCTCCGTGTTCGGCAACAGCGGCACCGTCTGACCTAGTCCTGCCCAGTGCGCCTCAGGCGTAGGCCAGTAGGCGTACTCTGACGCGTGCAGATACTGCGCCGTCCCCGACCGGCCCGTCTCACGCGTTCCAGCCGTCGCAACTTCGTACCTGCTATCGAGCAGATCGAACCAGAGTTCCTTCGCGTTCGCTGCACCAGTCGACGGTCTGAATTCTGGCGGCGTGTTCTCGTGGAACCTAAGCGCCATCGCGTACAGGTTGTCACTCGCCCGCTGCTCGTGAGCCACGACGTACGCCTTCGCTCCCGCGCGGTGTTTCAACCGCCAGTTGAGTCGGCCTTGAATGTAGGTTGAGATGCCTTGCTGCCGACCTTTGAGGATGATCGCGCGCACCCAACCCTTTTCTTTCAGTTGACGCTCGATCAACTCGTGGACATGCAACTGGGCCCGGTTGAGCCTGAACGGCACAAGCTCGCCGCTCTTCGAAAGCACACGCTGGAAAACGTACGCGTAGAACCTGTAGTCCTTCGCACCACGACCGACAACGTCGGCGGTGTCAAGTGTCACACGCTCACTCGGGCCGTCCATAAGCCTCTAGATGCACATCGCCCAACAGAACATCACGACAACGAACGCTGCGACCGCGACTGCAACCGCATCTGGCAGATGACTGCGACGTTTCAGCGGAGCATCGAACAGGTCATTCGCCAGATTCACTCTCATGACGCCTGCGTGGATTGCGCTAACTCCGTGTCGTACTGCTCTGCGAGCAATCTCCATTTCGTCTCCCACTCGTTCTCTGCGCCGTCTTCGTCCAGACCATACGTCTTTCTTTCCAGCGGTACGAGTTTCGCAAGCACGTTCGCCAGCTTGTCAACCGCTCCGATCCTCGCCTGCATCGTCGCAGCCTCGATTGCTGCGCGTACTTCCTCTTCGTCCAACCCAGCATCCGCCCCGATCTGGATCAGCCGCTCCCTTGTCAGCCCTTTCCGCTTCGCGACCGACAAACTCATCAGTTCTGAGACAAGAGTCGTCCAGATTTCCCTCAGTTGCAGCATCGAGGATTTGTGACGCTCGACCACGTCCGCCACAACTTCCGCCGCCGCCTCAACTGCGTTCTTCGCGAAACCTGTTGCACTCTCCAGCCGCCTGTTGTACTCGCGCTCGATGATCTTCGCCCGCGTCGCGAGTCGCACAGAATCCGTCAGGTCGCGCACGATCCCGTGCTTACGCATGTGGCGACTGATGTTCGTGGCCGAGACGCCGTACTTCGCCTCGAGGGCGGCCAGCGTCAGCCGCCCCATCCGATACTCGACTTCGATCGGATCCCAGTCGATCGGCCTACGACCGGGCCTATGCTTCGGTTTCTGTTGTGCCATCCTCTTTCCTAATTTCCGCCGCCAACCTGCGGAGAATTTCACCTCTTGCAGAACATGCTGGAACCGTAAATACCGCTCCGCCGCTACTTGGTGACTCGATCAGCATCCGGATTTCTCCGGCCACCGTCTCCTCGATGTTTATCCTCCATCCGCTTGGCAGCATCTTTCTTCCTTTTCTCCGCCTGATACACCGCAGCGTGCGCCTCGTACCTTGACCAGAATTCAGGCCACAGTGGCCACCGTTCAGGAACCGCCGTCGCCGCCGCCGCTGCGATGATGATCTCGATCACACCACCCTCCGTTGTTACATGTCACACATTTACATGTTTTGACTTTTCTGCCGCACCG